ACCTTATTTAATACGTGGTCATGAAGAACATGCGAGAGGCATGAAGCAACTTAATACTCCTTGGCAATCCGTTGGAGCCAAAGGAGTTGTTGCTTTAGCTAGTAAATTATCTCTTAGTCTGGTACCACCACAGACTAGTTTCTTTAAACTACAATTAGATGAGTCACAATTAGGACAAGAGTTTCCACCAGAAGTAAAATCAGAACTTGATTTATCCTTTGCAAAGATAGAGCGAACCATCCTTGAAGCTATTGCAGCATCAGATGATCGTGTAGTAATACACCAAGCATTACAACACTTAGTTGTAGCTGGTAATGCTCTTGTCTTTATGGGTAAAGAAGGATTGAAATTATTTCCGTTGAACCGCTACGTGATAGAACGAGATGGTAACGGCGACGTGATTGAAATAGTCACAAGAGAAAGAATTAACAAAAAATTAATAGATAAGTATTTACCTGAAGGTCAGGAGTATGAGATAGATGAAGACGAATCAGTAGTTGATGAGACTAAATCTGATAAACAAGAAGTCGATGTCTACACTCATGTCACTAGAGATAACAATAGATTCTTATGGCATCAAGAAGTATTCGATAAAATACTACCAGGATCACAAGGTAAAGCACCAGTAGATACAACACCATGGCTACCACTACGTTTTAATACTGTAGATGGTGAAGCTTATGGTAGAGGTAGAGTAGGTCAGTTTATAGGAGATCTTAAGTCACTTGAAGCACTGTCTCAGGCACTCGTAGAAGGCTCTGCAGCAGCTGCTAAAGTAGTTTTTGTAGTATCACCCTCAAGCACTACTAAACCACAGACGCTGGCCTCTGCAGGCAACGGAGCAATCGTTCAAGGTAGACCAGATGATATAGGTGTAGTTCAAGTTGGTAAAACTGCTGACTTTAGAACAGCATTTGAATTGATGGCTACCTTAGAAAAGAGATTGAATGAAGCTTTCCTTATCTTAAGTGTAAGGGATAGCGAAAGGACTACTGCTCAAGAAGTTCAGATGACCCAGCTGGAATTAGAACAACAGTTAGGTGGTCTATTTGGATTACTTACAATTGAATTCCTTGTTCCTTATCTTAATAGAAAACTTAGTGTCTTCCAAAAGACAGGTGAAATACCTAAGATACCAAAAGGTATGGTTAAACCTATCATCGTTGCTGGTATTAACAGCCTTGGTAGGGGTCAAGATGTACAAGCCTTGGGGTCTTTCCTACAGACAATTGCACAGACCATGGGTCCAGATGCTATCCAACAATACATTAATCCTGACGAAGTGATTAAGAGATTAGCTGCAGCTCAAGGTATAGATGTCTTAAATCTTGTTAAGAGTATGGAAGAAAGACAGCAAGAAGAACAGAAAGGTCAAGAGCAACTAATGCAGATGGAAAGGATTAAACAAGAAGCTAATATGGCTAAAGCTCCTATGAGAGATCCATCTAAGAATCCTGCATTAGCAGCACAGTTAGCTGAAGAAGGAGGACAAGAAGGACCACCACCTCAACAGTCTCCACAACAACCACCACAGTAAATTATGGCAGAAACATTAACATACGAAAATACACAAGAAGCAACTTCAGCAGAGAATCTTAATGCCGATGAGCAGGATTCTCTGCAAGTTGGAGAAGCTATGCAAGATGCACAAGACAACTTGCTTGCTGGTAAATATAAAGATGCACAGGAATTAGAAAGTGCTTACGTTGAACTTCAGAAAAAACTTGGAGAGAAAGGCTCTGAAACTAGCAAAGAAGCTGGGGACACCGAATCTTCTAAACAAGAAACAGAAGAAAAAGAAGAGGATAAAACTGAAAAAGATAATACGTCAACTAATGTTTTAGATCAGTTATGGGAAGAAAGTCAAGCTGGTGAGAAGTTTAGTGATGAAGTATTAAGTAAATTACAACAAGCTAATCCACAAGATTTAGCTAAGATGCATCTACAATATCGTAGCCAGAATCAACCTCAACAATTAACTGATAATAATATAACACAGTTAAAGAATATAGCAGGTGGAGATCAAGGGTATACAGAGATGTTACAATGGGCAGAGAAAAGTCTCAATGAACAAGAGATAAAAATGTTTGATGCAGTGATGGAGAAAGGTGATCCACTAGCTGCATTCTTTGCTGTTAGATCTTTGGCTTACAGATGGAATGATTCTAAAGGAGTAGATGGTAGAATGTTAACAGGTACCGCACCTAAAGCAGACGGAAGTCAATTCCGTAGTCAAGCAGAAGTCGTAGAGGCTATGAGTGATCCTAGATACGATAGAGATTCTGCATATAGACAAGATGTAATGAAGAAACTCGAACGATCCAATGTTAACTTTTAACTATGGCTAATGCAAATGATTTAGTAATAAAAAGAGAACAGCAACAACTTAGCGATGCTTTTAATAAAGGCAGGATGCATGAAAGAAATGCTGCTATGATGATATCTAATACTTATGGAAAAGGAGGATCTCCAGGTCAACTTTTTGGAAAACCACCAGTTACTAATCCCGGTAGAGGTGAAGCTGTTTATGGTACAGAGAAGGATGGTCAAAGATTCTTTGAGTTCCTTAAAGCTATGATGATTGACCCTGCTAATAATATCAGAAGAACAGGAAAGAAACCTTTAGCTAATGATGATGATTATGGTGAAGGTGAAGTAGGGAGTGGATGGAAAATATCTCATGGTGAAGGCAGAGGACCACAACAAAAGTTTCATGATGAGTATAATAGACCGTTAGATAAACCACCTTGGAGGTCTATTTATCCAAGTGGTGAAACACTGGACATAGAGTGGCAAAAAGAAAAGTACATGAAAGACCATCCTCAATTCTTTCCAGAACAACAAGCTAACATAAAAGATTCTATGCAACGAGAGAATGTAGGAGGTACTCTTCGTGATATGCTACTACCATTACTAATTAAAGAATATGGTAAAGACGGTAGCGGTGGATATAAGAATCCTAGTAAACTACTTTCTGGTATGAAAAAACTAGCTAAAAATTTACCTGCTAATAATATAAGACGACTACAAGACACAGGACATATGACTATACCACAGAATCCTGATGGAACTGGACCTCTAAGGATTATTGATTTATTAGGACCACAATCACCACAAGCATAGTGTATCGTGGCGACCTGAACTTTCATCCTCGCCCATTAACTTACTCATTATTTTAATGAACGACACAGAAGTAATCCAACTTCAAGCACCTATTGAATACACTATGAACGACAACGCTGAATTACAGAACGGACGCTGGGCAATGATTGGCATCATGGCAGCTCTTGGAGCTTACGCCACGACTGGACAAATTATCCCTGGTATATTTTAAATGAAAAAAATTACACTAGCTCTTGCAGCTACTCTATTCTCCAGCCCTGTATTAGCTGGACCTTATGTCAACGTAGAAACAAACGCTGACTACACTGGATCTGATTTCACATCTAGATCTACCGACCTACACGTAGGTTACGAAAACAATATTGGCGATCTTGCCTACTACCTTCAGGGTGGTAAAACTATCAACGCTGCAGATGGCGTTGATGCTGAGTCTAATTTCTCTGGCAAAACAGGAGCCTCCTTTGCTGCTACGGAAAAGCTTGGTCTATATGGCGAAGTTTCTTTCTCGCAAGTAGAAGATGCTGACAATACCTATGGCACTAAACTGGGTGCTAAATACTCTTTTTAATTAAATGACTACAGCCACACTAACAAAACCAAATACCAACTGGCAGAGTTTATGTGACTGGGTTACGAGCACAGACAACCGCCTCTACGTGGGGTGGTTTGGTGTGCTAATGATCCCTGCACTCTTAACTGCTACAACAGCTTTTATCGTAGCTTTCATAGCTGCACCACCTGTTGACATAGACGGTATACGTGAACCAGTAGCTGGCTCTTTACTCTATGGAAACAACATCATATCGGGAGCTATTGTCCCGTCATCTAACGCAATCGGTCTTCACTTCTACCCAATCTGGGAAGCTGCAACCCTCGACGAATGGTTGTATAACGGAGGACCATATCAACTTATTGTGTTCCACTTTCTCATCGGCA